CATTTCTCTCACGAAAATCGGCAAAACGAGGTTTTTCACGCGCGGCCGCAGGCGTTTTGTAGTTTTCATTTTTTGTCACAAGTTTGTCCTTTTTTTGTCCCTTTTGAATTGTTGAAATTATACAAGATATATGGTACGATATAAGGTGTGGGAGACCATATTATGTGTTTAGGGCGAAAGGGTAATGGCTATGGATTTTCATAAAATATTTGTGAGTGTAAGGGGAATAGGGACGATGATTGGAGGAGCTTTGACCTTCCTTTATGGAGGTATGGATCAGCTACTCATTACGTTGATATGTTTCATTTGTATTGACTACGTTACCGGCGTACTGTGTGGCATAAGTAAACACGAGTTATCAAGCGATATCGGTTTTAAAGGTATCGCACGTAAGGTTATCATACTGATGTTAGTCGCTATCGGACACTTGGGAGATAAGGCACTTGGCCTTTCCGGTACGTTAAGAGATATGGTTATCATCTTTTATCTTGCGAACGAGGGACTTAGCATTGTAGAAAATGCTTGCACGCTCGGACTTCCAGTACCGAAGAAACTTAAGTCGGTACTACAGCAGTTGAAAGAAAAAGCAGAAGAGGACGATGAAGAGGAACAGCCGAAACTACTTGAGCATTACAACACATACGACAAGGAGGAATCATGATGATTGTTAAGTGTGGTTGGGCGTCAATCGGAGAGACGGGACGCGGCAGAAAAAATAAGGCAGGAGATCAGACCGGACGCGAGGTAAAGACCGGAAACTGGTATGATTTTGGTCAGAATGTCATGTTACGTTTCAAGAAGCGTACTATAGCAGAAGCGTTTGCAAAAGCTATACGACAGATGTGTAATAATCAGAATGTCGGTTATGATATGGACGACAGAGATACACTGTGGGACGCGCTCAACAAGGTTGACTGGGATCCTACAAAGATTGTTAAGCCGGTAGAGGTTGACTGTTCTATGCTTGTCGGTTGTGGTGTAAATGTCGCAGTTGGCAAGGCACTCATAGGTAAGGAGATATACACAGGCAATCTTGTTGACCTTCTTATGGCAACGAGAATGTTTGACAAGTATACGGACGCTAAATACTTAAGAAATTCTGACTATCTTTTGACTGGAGATATTCTTAACAGAGCTAACCACCACGTAATAAGCGTTATTGATGGTCACACGGATCATGCAGTGGCAAGGCCGACACTCCGCAAAGGAGATAAGGGCGGCGAGGTAGAGCTTTTACAGAACAACCTTAACTCAGTCAAGGGACTTAGTGGTGCTAAGTTAGTTGAGGATGGAGACTTTGGTGCTAAGACAAAAGCTAAGGTTGAGTCTTTTCAGAAGAAGTCAAAGATACTGGTAGACGGGATCTACGGTAAACTTACCGCGTCAAGCATGAATGAGGTAATCAAATGAACGCGGCGCAACCACAACCGCGTAAGTCAGCGGTAGGGCGCAAGAAGTCGTTTTCGAAGAACAACATAGCAGAGCGCATAGCTGACATAAAACTTATGGCTCAGACCATGAGTGATATGGAGATTGCAGAGGAACTAGGGGTTAGTAAAGCAACATGGTACAGAATGATCGCTGAACATCCGGAAGTCAAAGAAGCGGTTGACGATGGTAGGGCGAGACTAACGGTCAAGCTAAAAGATGCACTTATACAACGTGCACTAGGGTATGAATACACTGAGTCAAGCACAATAGCAGAGCGCGTCAGATATCCGAAGGAAATGTATCAGATGCTTCTTGATGCCGGATTTACAGCAGAGCAACTTGAACAAGGGCGTGTGATACGTACTGAGGTCAAGAAGAAGGTTTGCCACCCCGACGTCAACGCCATAAAGCTGTTGCTTAAAAATCTTGATGATACGCAGAAGTGGAGTGATAACCCGATGGAGCTTGAAATCAGGCAGAAGGAGTTAGAGCTTAAAGAAAAGGCGGCTAACGATGATTGGTAAGTTTACACTGGCAAACTTCTACCACTCTAGGGAGTGGGAGAGATTGGTTGCACAGTTAAGGCTTGATAGGCAGGACGCAGACGGAAATGTAATCTGTGCGCACTGCGGAAAGCCCATAGTCAAAATGTATGACTGCATAGGCCACCATACAATGTTTTTGACTGAGGAAAATGTAAACGACATAAACATATCGTTAAATCCCGATCTCATACAGCTTGTACATCATAGATGCCATAACAGAATACACGATAAGTTAGGATATCAGAACAGAGAGGTTTTTCTTGTGTGGGGTTCACCACTGGCAGGAAAGACCACGTTCGTTGAAGATACACGATCGACGGGAGATATGGTTGTTGACATAGACAATATGTGGGAGTGTGTCAGCGGAAGTCGCTATACAAAGCCCAATAAACTAAAGAGCGTGGTTTTTGGGATGCGAGACTATCTTATGGACTGCGTTAAAGTCAGAAGGGGCAAGTGGGATAAAGCTTATATTATTGGCGGCTTTCCGCTGATATCTGATAGAGAGCGTATTCTAAAAGAGTACGGAGCGCGAGAGATATTCATATCAACAACCAAAGAAGAATGTATAGCACGACTTGATGCGTGCGACGACGGAAGAGATAAAGATGCATGGCGTGGCTATATAGAAGAGTGGTGGAGGTTATCTAAGTTATGAGAAACGACTTGACAATAGATACTTCTACCGGCGCACTACTTAACGTCGGCAGAGTCAATGTAGGAGAGAATAGCCTTTACATAAATGGTTCGGCAATATCGAGTAGTAGTTGGATTGGCACCGGAGCATACACAACAACTATTGGCGGCGTCACGTATACAGTTGACAAGATTATACGTAACGACGGGAACATAACCTTAGTCAAGCTCAGTGATACTCATTTTTCAATGCAACACATAGCAGGATCTGAGGTCATACCGACTAAGATCACGGTTGGAGCAAACCAGTTGTTTCGAGCAGTAGGCGTAGCAATACCACTGCCTGACATAGCTCCTCATACAGATTTGTGGGCGAGAATAGCTGATATTCCGCAATACGACGGATATACACCTATCGGTATAATTGGTTATGTGTTATGGGGTTCGTTTTGTACGTATTGTACGATTGCCGAACTACATATGTGGACTTCGACAAGCATAAGGTATAGTGTGGCAAATCCTACTACGGATCTGACTGCCACTAACTTATCGCTTAGTGTGGATATACTGTATGTAAAAACTGCGTGAGGTAGAGCATGAGTAGATATGACGACTTAGTAGAGATAGTGAACAACGACAACTTGATTCCGCTCATAAAGCAGATGGTTTTTTTGGAAGAACAGCTTGAGAGACTACGGACGTTGCCGATGATAAGAGTTTGTCCTACGGACAACACCAAACAGAAAACCACACCGGCGGCTAAATTGTACAGAGAATACTTACAACAGTACACCAACGTGGTCAAGGTATTCTTAAGTGTTACTGCAAACGAAGAGGGAGACAATGAAGAAAGTCCATTACGAGCATGGTTTAACACCCACTTGTGACAACAGCTACTTGCTTAAGTACAGAGCAGAGTGTGAAGCCGGAGAGATCATCATAGGTCAAGAGTTAATGCTAGAGCTTGATAATCTTGCTGAGGACATAAAGAATGTAGACAGATACTACTACGATACGTCAGATGCGACACTTAGAATGGACTTCATGGAAGGTTGCATACGACTGACAAAGAGTCCCTATTACGGACAGCCTATGACACTCATGTTATGGCAGAAAGCATTTATCGAAGCACTGTATAGCTTTAAGATGCGTGAAGAGTCTGAGAAAAAGGGCATTACGATAGATAGGTTTAAGAGAGCGTTACTGTTAATCTCACGTAAGAACACAAAGTCTGAGACGTGTTCAGCACTTGCAACAACCGAGTTGTTCTTGGGAAACGCCGGTGCAGACATAGTGGCAAGTAGTAACGACGATGCGCAGGCTAGTATTGTGTTTGATGCGATAGACACGATGCGCCAGCTCATAGATCCGCACGATGCGGATTCTAAGCGTAACATACGCTTTATACTAAATAAGCTGTCTAACACAAAAGTCTTTAAGTTGTCTGACCGGACAAAGAACAAGGAAGGTCGAAACATAGACTTTGCGATTATAGACGAAACGCACGAAATGAAAGACAACGTGATTGCTAAGAGTATCGAGCAGTCACAGTCACTAAAGGACAATCCAAAGTTTCTAAACATAACTACTGAGGGGTTTGTGTACGACGGGTATCTTGACGGAGAACTTGAGAAAGCACGTGCTATCATACGTGGCGAGACAGACGACGTAGCAAGTGAGAGATTCTTACCTTGGCTATATACGCAGGATTCAGAGCTTGAGGTATGGCAAGGCACAAGAGAAAACAGACTTTGGGAGAAGTCAAACCCGACACTTGGCACAGTCAAGAAGTGGGAGTATCTTGAGGAACAAGTCGAGCAGGCACGTCAGTCTAAAGCCGATAGGATATTTGTTCTAAGCAAGGACTTTAACATAAAACAGAACGCCGCTGAGAGTTGGCTCAACCTTGAGGATTTTACCTACGACACATTATTTGATAAAGACAACTTCAACAACTACTTGTGTATTGGAGCGGTAGACCTTGCTGAGACTACCGACTTGTGCGCGGCGAAAGTGCTACTAATGCACAAGGACGATCCGAGGAAGTATGTGATAAGCCAGTATTTCATTCCGGAGACTAAGCTAGAGGAAAATCCCGACTTGTCAGCAGGAGCTAAATATGCTGAGTGGGCGAAGATGGGAATACTTACAGTCACTGAGGGAAATGACATAGACCTTGCGGTGGTTGCTGACTGGTTTTACAGTCTGTACACGCAGTATAACATAAAGCTATGGAAGTGCGGTTACGATCAGAGGTTTGCTAAAGACTGGATAACACGTATGGACTACTACGGGTGGGTTAAGACCGGCACTAATGATTCTGACCTAGTGATGATAAATCAGAACGCACAAACACTTTCAAACGCCATCAAACTAGCAGAAGCAGATTTTAAGCATAGACTTCTCTACTACGACAACAACCCAATGGATATGTGGTGTTTCTCGAACGCAGGACTTAAGGTTGATGATAGAGGACAAGCACTGTTAGTCAAGATGGAGACAGCAAAGAGAATAGACGGAGCTGTGTGTTTAGCAATACTTTACGAAACATACAGACGTTTCCGTACAGAATACAAACAGATAGTGGAACAACGATAGGAGGATAATGTTGTGAGTTGGATCGACAAGTTACTAAAGAGAAAGCCAAAGAACTGGAACTTTGCGCCAACACCCGATGGGTGGATGCCTATATTCAGCCAGTTTGGAGATAACATCTATGCGTCAGACGTTGTTCAGCAGGCTATAAAGTGCATATGTAACGAAATGAAAAAGCTCAACCCGAAGCACGTCAGAGAGAATGACTGTGATACTGCGCCGGTTAAGGGCAAGTTACAGAAGGTACTTGACAATCCTAACGAGAGAATGACTACATCTGACTTTCTTGAGAAGATCACTTGGCTTCTTATGCTCAACTACAACGCCTTTATTGTTCCCGTGTACAAAGAGTGGACGGACACAGCAGGCCGTAAACGCAAGGAGTATCAGGCACTTTATCCGATAAAGCCGGTGCAAGTGGACTTTATTGAGGACGCAAGCGGTACACTGTTTGTCTACTTTAGGTTTGCTAACGAGTATGAGACTACTGTTAAGTACGAGGATATAATACACATAAAGTATCAGTTTTCCGTTAATGACTATATGGGCGGTAATGAGTTTGGACAGCCGGATCACACAGCACTTCTTGAGACGCTCAAACTTAACGATTCACTTCTTACGGGAGTGGCTAAGGCCATGAACGCTTCATACGCTATCAATGGAGTTATCAAGTATAACACGCTCATTGACGACGGAAAGACAGAAGCGGCACTTAAGGATCTTGAGAAAAAACTTTTGAATAATGTCAGCGGATTTTTGCCACTTGACTTAAAGACTGAGTTTACGCCACTTGAAAGACATACTCAGCTTGTGGACGAGCAGACGCTTGAGTTTATCGACAAGAAGATACTCAGATACTTTGGAGTGCCACTGCCGATACTTGAGGGAGACTACACTAAAGTACAGTATAGTGCGTTCTATGAGAGTACGCTTGAGCCACTTATTATCTCTTATTCTCAGGCGTTCACAAAAGGCTTGTTTACGAAAGAAGAGAGAAGCAGGGGCAACAAGATAGAGTTTATGCCGGAGGACTTAATCTTTATGACGGTCAACCAAGTCCTTCACATGGTCAACCTTCTTTCGAGTACTGGCGCACTTTATGAGAACGAGAAGCGTAAAGCGTTTGGCCTTGCACCACTGCCGGAGCTTGAGGGCAAGCGTTATATGAGTCTTAACTGGATTGACGTTGACATAGCAAACAGATACCAGTTAGAGCGCAACGAGGATAAGCAGGGAACTAATGAGCTTGAAGAGCAGATAGAGAAAGACCTACTTGACGATACCGGAGAGACGGAAAAAGAGTTTGAACGAGAAGCAAATGACTTTGAGGACGACGACTACGGTACAACCGGAGACGGGGAGATTGAGAAGGAGGTTGACACAGAATGAGTAGGAACGAGGACATTTTACAGTCAACTGTTGATGGTACTGAGTACACAGAAGAGCCGAGAAGTCGGATTGAAGAGTTATTGTTGCAGATAAAGGATATGATCGAAGAAGCGTTAAAAGAAAGGGGTTAAGGCTATGGCAGTCACAGATCCGAGAAGCAGAAACGAAGAGATACTCAGAGCGACTATAGACGGTACAGAGTATGATGCGCCGCCACAGAGTCGCATTGAGGATTTACTTATACAGCTTAAAGAAGCCATCGAGCATGGTGGCGGCGGTGGCGGTGGAGACGTTACCGGAGTAAAGGGTAGTGCTGAGAGTACGTATCGTAAAGGGAACGTTAATCTCACTGCCGAGAACATAGGCGTTGAAGCAGGGGCAGAAGTCAACGCTATAGCGTCGATAAGTCTCAACGGAGATCCTATCACACCCGACGCCAACAAGAACGTGGCACTTGTGGTTATCACAAACACAGTCAACAACCTTGTAAACTACTATCTCAAGACTGAGACTTATTCTAAGTCTGAGGTAGACGCTATTGCGGCACTCTTAAAGAACGGACACTTTATATACGTTAATGAGTTACCAACAACCGACATAGATCAGACTGCCATTTATCTTGTGCCGAAGTCAAGCGCACAGACAAATAACGTCAAAGACGAGTATATCAATCTTGACGGAACAAGCGCGGGATGGGAGAAGATAGGTGACACTCAGATAGACCTTAGCGACTATGTGACTACAACACAGCTCACAACTGCGTTATCAGATTACACAACAACAACTGCCTTGACAGCACTACTGGCAGACAAGGTGGATAAGGTTAGTGGCAAGGGACTTTCTACAAATGACTATGATAACACTGAGAAGCAGAAGGTAGCAGATGCACAGCCTAAAACACTTTCTACACCGATTGAGGTTGAGGGTGTACAGCAGACTACGGTCGAGGGCGCACTCGGGGCAATCAATAATAAGAGTGGTACGGGAAGTATCGACCACTATTCACAGTTACCGGACAAACCGCAGATAAACAGTGTAGAGCTTGAGGGTAACAAGAGCTTATCTGATCTTGGTATTCAGCCGGCAGAGTCCGGAAAAGGACTGTCAACTAACGACTACGATAATACTGCAAAGGGTATTGTAGACGGCGTGACTGCCGCACTTGCTGACAAAGTAGACAAGGTTTCCGGTAAAGGTTTGTCTACTAATGACTATACGAGCGCAGACAAGGCTAAGTTAGAGTCCTTGACTAGAGTCCAGTATGACGTTATGCCAACTGCAAGTGGCGCACGCGTAGGTATGGTTGTGATGTATATAGGTGCAACAAACGCTAACTACACACACAACTACGTATATGAGTGTGTGGACAACGGTGGATCTTATGCGTGGGAGCGTAAAGACGTACAGCCTAACGAGGGTGGCGGTCACACCATCGAAAACGCAAGCGGAACAGCTCTCACACAGAGAGATACGCTACAGTTCAAAGGTGGACTCAGTGTGTCAGACGATAGTACGAATGAGGTGACGGTAGTAGATGATACCGTACCCGAAATAGAGTGGTCAGTATGGAACGCTATGACTCCGCAGGAGCAGGAAGCTATACCAAACGCACTTATCTTAAACGCACCTGATAGTGGAGGTGGAAGTTCAGAAGATGTACAAGCTATTGTAAATGTGTATGGGAGTAAGAACTTATTGACTTATCCATACTATGATACTACTAAAACTGATAGTGGTGTCACATTTACAGATAATGGAGATGGCACTGTTACTGTAAGTGGAACAAGCACTGGAGAATATTTTAGTCTTTTTAGAATAAAATTTAATGATAATAGTTATGTGCTTAAAAAAGGTACTTATAAATTTTCCAGTGGGTTATCTTCCGGTAGTCTGTCAACTTATTATATTCAGATATTTTATAAACCGGTAAATAGTCAATCATCAGAAACAGGGTTTCAAATTTTTAATGAAGATGTCGATGTTACTTTTCCAGAGGATATATATTTTACTCAAATAACTTTGATAATTATAACTGGTCAGACAGTCAATAACTTAATCTTCAAACCTATGATAAGAGACGCTCGAATATCTGATGATACTTGGGTTCCATACGCTATGACCAACAAAGACTTGACGGACCAAAAAGCTAACAAATCTGACATAGTAGAGTTACAGCTAACAGGCACAACCAACACGTCAGGTGGTACAATCACAGCAGGCACATGGTTCTATCTGAATAGTAAGTTAGTAAAAGCTAAGGTAGATATAGCAAGTAATGCTACATTCACTAAAGATACTAACTATGAAGAAAAGACAATCGGTGAAGAGCTTAGTGAGTTGAATGGGAATTCATTTAATAATGTATCGCAATTATGGGAAGTAGATGCTAATACTATTACTACAGGTGGTACGTACTATTGTAATTTGGCATCAAATTATCCTGACGGAACATCTTCACTACATACAATAGGATGGATGCAGGTTATGACGATAATAAATGGTGAGTATCTTGTACAAGTATTTTGGAATAGAGCACAACAGATGTGGTATAGAACAAAAGAAGCTGGTGTTTGGAATAGTTGGCATAAAGTAACAACATCATAAAAGGAGGTGAAAACTAAATGTCAAATATATTTAGAAAACAAGGTGTTAATACTGGTGGTGGCGGTGGAGGAAGTGAGAGCAACCCCAACTTTATAGGAACAACCGCAGAATGGAATGCTCTGTCATCAGCTGAGAAGGCATCGTTTGATAAGAGTAATGGAGTGACTGTGAATTTATCGGATGATAGTGAGAGTACAGTTCCAATAGTAACTAATTTGGGTGGTTCAGTAATTCATGGTAATAAAATACTTGTTCCTTTAGAAAAAAATACAATGATAGCTAATAATATTACTTTACAAAGTATAGCTTATTGCGGAATAAATTCTATAATGGCATGTACTCCAATTAAAGTTGAACCAATAGACAATGCCTTTATTATCGAAGTTAGTGAAAACATAGGAACTTATATTGGTTATTATGCTGTTATAACCATTTCACATAGCTAAAGGAGGTGAAAACACATGGGAACATATGCGTATGACGCAACAAACAACACCCTAGACCTCATAGCAGGTAGGGGAAATACATCATCCTCAGCCAATAAGACAGACCTAACAGCTATCATACTGACGGGTACGACTAACACATCAGGAAATGTAATCTCCGCAGGCACATGGTTTTACCTAAACGGAACGCCATGCGTGGCAAAAGTTGACATAGCGTCAGGTGCTACATTTACTGAGGGTACTAACTACGAGGAGAAAACAATAGGGAGTGCGCTTAGTGAGTTGAATAGCAAAATTCCGACATTGGATTATCATATAGACAATCAAATTGCCTATCCTGTAACAAGCGCAAATACGTGGATTAAGGTCGGAACATTTATTCCGACACCATTAAGAGAGTATAGAGTAGGTACTTCGTATGCTTACGCTGAAGTAAGGGGAGTAGGCGTATCATATGATATAAATGCAACATCTCCTGCACAATATATAGAAAGCAATCAAGACCTGAGCAATTTTACAATGTCGTTCATGACTAAATATGCTAATATTCCGATATATTTATACGCTAAACACAATGGGACATCATCAGGCGAATTACTTACCATCTACGCGAGATAAGTTAGAATTTAACTCAGTAACTAAAAACCTAAAAGGAGGTATTTATTATGAAGTATTTTGTAATGCAGGTGAGCAATGGTTCACCGAAAATCGTAACAGAGTGGACTAACGTAGACAAAGCAAAGACAGCTTTCCACGGAGTTTGTCAGGCTCTGTGGAACGCAGAGGACGTAGTTACAGCTTCTGTAGCTATCGTAGACGAAAACCTTGACGTAGTGCAGGGATATAAGGAGTTTATATCTCATGCGGTAGAACCTAATGAGTGAGATTATCTTACAGCCTTTGCAGGCAGGGGTTAAGAGAAAGCCTTGTGCAACAGCAAGCAACTATCTCTTTTCTGACCATCCTGCCTGCCTTGCTGAACAGATACCGACAAAAGCTAGTATAAAGAGTCGTATGCCTTATGTATACAAACAGATATACGGTTCATGCACAGCTAATGCGGTACTAGCGTGTGACCACTACTACTACCATACTAACAAACATCATCCGTCAGCTACATTCACATATCATCAAGCAAGAGTGATAGACGGTTGTGGACGGTCAAAGCGTGACGATGGTAGTAGTGTAGAATCAGCGTTAATGGCGGTCAGAAAGTATGGAGTATGTGTTGCTGAGGTATGGGCGAATGAAAAACCGTTCTACAAGAAGCCTAGCAAAGAAGCATACAAGAATGGTTTAAAAGGACAAGAGCTAACGACATTCCATAGGTTACGGTCGTTGACACAGCTAAAGAAAGCCATAGCAAAAGACTATCCGATACCATGTGCTGTTGCGTGGGCGTTTAGAATTATTGATGGTAATACATGGATAATGAAACCGCCAACTGACGAGGACTTGGAAGATTGTAGTGGACACGCTATTGTAATAGTCGGGTACGATGACGAAACAAGGCTTGTTGAGTTTAGAAACAGTTGGGGGAGTCAATGGGGGAACAATGGTTATGCTTACATTGACTACGACACGTTCAAGAAAATTGTGTGGTGGGATGATACTTATGCTGTAATAAAGTGAGGTGAGAAAGAATGTTAGAGAGTAGAAGTTATGATTGCGACGTACTGATTGACAGTGTTGAGTCGGATCGCAGAAAGATAGTTGGAAAACCGATAGTCTATAATTCACGAACAAACATAGGTAATCTGTTCTACGAGATTATAGAGCGTGGCGCACTGGACGGTTGTGACCTACGTGATGTCCGGTTCTTGGTTAATCACGATATGTCAAAGATACCACTTGCACGTTCACGCAACAACAACGGCAACTCAACCATGTTGTTGAGGGTGACAGACGAAGGGCTTACGGTTGACGTTGACCTTGACACAGAGAACAATGCAGATGCAAGGTCGTTGTATTCAGCGGTTGAGCGCGGCGACGTTTCCGGTATGTCGTTCATGTTTGGAGTGGACGACGAAGAGTGGACTGACCTTGAGTCAGAAATGCCGACCCGTCACATAAAGAAGTTATCAACGGTTGTCGAAGTGAGCGCGGTTACATTCCCTGCTTACGAGGACACCGAGATAAATACACGTTCTAAAGAAGCACTGGATAGTGCCAAAGCTATACTGGATAGTGTACGCGAAGAACGAACAAAAACGTCACTGGATAGTGACTTAGAGTTACTAAAACTTAAAACACAGATTCTAGGAGGTATGTAACAATGAGAAAGAAAACACTGGAAAAGCGCATGGCAAGACTTAACGCAAAGATTGCAGAGCTTGTTAAGCGTTCGCAGGAGAGTGACGATGTGAACGAGGTACGTTCTATTCAGTCACAGATCGCAGACCTTAAAGACGACGTTGAGGACTGCAAGGCAGAGATCGAAGCTATCAATGAGGACGAAGCACGCGCCGCAGAAGCTAAGGCAGAAGCAGAGAAGCGTGACAATGCGCCGCTTATGAACGGAGACGTAACAGCTTCATTCGGTCAGGCAAACAACATCAATCAGACACGTGCCGTAGAAGATCCGTATGGTACTATGGAGTATCGTATGGGATTCAAGAAGTATGTGCAGACTGGCGACAAGTCAGACCTTGCTGTACGTGCGGCAGAGGGTACAGTTGCACCGGCAACAACGGGAGACATCGGAGCTATCATCCCGACAACCATTCTTAACGAGCTTATCAAGAAGGTTGAGGGTGTGTACGGACAGCTCTACTCGAAAGTCCGTAAAATGAACATTCGTGGTGGCGTGAAAGTGCCGATCGCAGACTTGCAGGCATCTTTCAAGTGGATCACCGAGACTACTGTTTCACCTAATCAGGCGGCAGGCAAGATCAACGACTTTGTAGAGTTTTCCTACAACATCGGTGAGATCCGTGTGTCTGAGACACTTCTTGCGTCTATCGTTTCACTTGACGTATTCGAGCGTGAGGTAACAGAGCTTATCATGCGTGCATACGTAGAAGCTATGGATAAGGGCATCATGCTTGGAACTGGTAACGGTCAGATGCTCGGTATTCTTAACGACACTCGTGTGACTTCTCAGGCCGATCACATCATCGAAATGACAGCGGCAGACTTCAACGACTGGACAAAGTGGAGAAAGAACTTCTTTGCCAAACTTCCGCTTGCTAAGCGTGGTGGCGAGTTTATCTTCCCCGTTTCAACCGTTGAAAGCTATCTTCTGACTATGGCTGACTCCAACAACAACCCGATTTTCAAGCAGGCTACGGGCTTCGGTGGCGAGAACAGCGCAGACGGAGCGAACGTAGATCGTTTCTTTGGACGTGCGGTTACACTTGTTGAGCCGGACATCATCGGAGACTTCGATACTGCAAGCGCAGGCGACGTTGTTGGTGTTTACTGGACACCGACTGACTACGCAATCAACACTCAGATGCAGTTTGGTATCAAGAGATACTTTGACGACGACAAGAACGAGTGGGTAAACAAGGCACTGACTATCGTAGATGGTAAGATGCTTGACGTGCAGGGTTGCTACATCATCAAGAAGAAATAATTACGGGAGGTAAAAGATCATGTTGAACAACAATCGTATTGTATCAGTTACCGCAACCGACCTTATCACACTTTATGGTGTGGCACTGATCGGAAGTGGAAGTAAAGCACTTGAGAAGATTGATGCTACAGACGCAGGACTGTTTACTGTAGACACAGTAACGGGCGCAAAGGTCACTCTTCTGTCAGAGCCGGTAAAGAAAGCCAACTTTACCGTAGCAAGTGGCACTGTATTCTTTGTAGCGGCCTACGACTTTGAGGGATTCGAGGTTAATGGAGTTGCCGCAGATATCACGGGAGACATCGTTGCTGACGGTGTAACTCTTTACAAGGCCGTACTTGCAGATGGCGCGTTCACTGTAACACCGGTGGCAGGCTGATAATCGGAGGTGTATGTTATGCTTGAGAATGTCAAGAACGCACTAGGCATAACCGGAGACTATCTTGATCCTACGCTCACAGAGTACGTTGACGAGGTTGTAGCGTACTTAAAGGGCGCAGGAGTGAAAGAGTCCTCAATCACAACTGGAATTGTGGCACGGGGCGTCTCCGACTTGTGGAACTATGGTAACGGAAGTGGTCAGCTTTCAGACTACTTTATGCAGAGAGCAACACAGTTAGCTTTACTTTAAGGAGTATAGATCATGGCGTATGGCAGAGCGAAGAGGTTTGTACCAACTATCCCATTTACAGTGCCTATGCAGTTACTTACAGTAACTGAGACAAAAGTAAAGGGCGTAACCAAAAAGACGTATACTGAGGGCGACAAGTTTTTTGGATCATTCCGTAGCTTTACGGGGACTGAGACTATCGAGAACGACGTATACGCTATCAAGGACACAGCCACTATTGATACTTGGTACAATCCTACCATTACGCCTGCGTGTCGTATAAAGGTGCTTGACACCGGAGAACTGTACGACATCATATCGGCAGTGGACGACATATACAGACGCCATCAATTTATGCAGTTTAAGGTTGAGCGAGTGGGAGCGAACGCATGAGCAAGAACAGATTGACTATTTCTACTAAGCCGCTTGAAGCGTTAGCTGAGGACATAGACGCGTTTGGTAGCACTTACTTGAAAGAAGCTATAGACGCAGGACTTATGGCAGTAGGCAACGAAATTGAAGCGGCGGCACACAGAGAAATGAAAAAGCACAGACGGACGGGCAAGACCGAAAGCACAATTGTTTCTCCGAGAGTTGATTGGAGCGGCGGCCAGTACGCAGAAATGGACGCAGGATTTAGAATCCGTGACGGAGGACTTGCATCAATCTTTCTTATGTACGGGACGCAGGCACACCCACCACACCGAGGTTTACCACAAGACATCAAGCTATATAATGTGTTCTATGGCACAGCCACAAGACGTAAACATACACAAATGATTAAGACGCAACTACAACTTGCGCTAAACAGATTGAAAAGGAGTCACAAGTAATGGAAGATACGTTGATAACACTGTTAGAGTCACTTAATTATCCCGTTATACGTCAAGGGAGTCTGACTGAGGGCGAGGAATATCCGGACACCATGATAACATATTGGGAGAATGAGGACTTGGAGGACGCCCACTACGACAACCGCCCTACGTCGGTAATATGGGACTACGACGTTAATGTGTATTCAACTGATCCTGAGCTTACATACTCTTTGCTTGACAGTGCAAGAAAGTTGTTGCGTGACAATGGTTTTATCATAGCGCGTCGCGGTTATGACCTTGCGTCAGATACTGTAGCACAGACGGGGCGCGGTATGAACGTAGTATACATACAATATAACAATCTAGGAGGTAATGAAACATGAAAGTAGTAGAGTACAGAGGTGTGCGCGGCCTTGTTGCCGCAGAGGTATTGTCAGATACCACAGACGAGTACACAACCGGAACTCCGTTTCCGCTTGCCGGCGTTGCCGAGATTTCAAAGTCAACGGATTCCACAAACGAAGCGCACTATTACGACAACGTAGCGGCAGTCGTTATTTCATCAACCGCCGCTGACGAACTTACAATCACAACGTCAGCTATCGAGCTTGACGTACTGGCTAAGATCACCGGTCAGCTTTACGATGCAGACAAGGGTATGTACGTAGAGCAGGAGAGACAGCCGAAGTACTTTGCCATTGGTTATATCACAAAGAATACCGCAGGCGAAGAGCAGTTTGTATGGAGACTTAAGGGATCATTCAACATTCCGAACTCAGATCATGCGACTGAGAACAACGGTACAGACGCTAACGGTCAGGAAGTTACCTTTACTGGTATTTCTACCACAAAGAAGTTTAGCCTTAACGGAAAGGCTACTAAGGCTATCACAGTTGATACCGCTGTCAATCCGCAGGACGAGACAACCTTCTTTGCAAGCGTTCAGACACCGGACACTGTATCAGGCGTGACTATCACATCTGTGACTGTATCACCCAAGACTGGTACAATCAGTGAGTCTAATCCGACAAAACAGCTCACAGCTACTATCGCACCGTCAAGTGCGCAGGCAACGGGTGTGGCTTGGACTTCAAGCGACACGACTAAGGCTACTGTATCAAGCGCAGGACTTGTTACAATAGCAAGCGGTGCTACCGCAGGATCAGTGACTATCACAGCTACATCAAATGCTGACAGCACAAAGTCAGACACAGCTACAATCACTGTAGAGTAACAACAACACCCACTCCCACTATGGCTGTGGGGGTGGGTTATATTTTAACTAAACGGAGGATATAACCATGAAAAAGGATTTATTTTTAACTATTTACGACAACGACGGAACTGAGCTTCGTACAGAAGAAGCGCAGATGATCGAGATCAAGTTTGGTACAATACGCGGTCTTATGAAACTTCTTAACATCGAGAAGGTAACGGACACACCGGAACTTCTTTCGATGATGGTTGAGGTTTGGGACGAGCTTACCAAACTTCTGTCTTACATTTTCCCGAATATAACCGATGAAGAATGGGACAACGTATCACTGAACGAGTTGTTACCGCTTGTCGTTGACGTAATAAAGTCGTCGTTCTCTAAGATGCTTACCATACCTACGGAGAAAGACGGAAAAAACTAATTGACGGGGAGGACGACATTCCTCTCCATGACGCACTTTTTGAAATTGCGCATGGTCTATCACAAGTTTATACGTCACTAAATCCTATTGTGATAGACGAACAACCGTTCGTAAAAGTGATAGATTTATTTGCAGACTTGCGCAACACACAGATACGAGACAAAATGTTGACCGATCCTAACCGAGTTGTTAGAAAGCAAGCCGGCGACGATTGGTTTTAAGGAGAGAAAGCTATGTCAGTTGCAGATAAGTTAAATACTACGCTTACCTTTAGGGCAGATATAACGGATCTGTCTAAAGCTATGCAGGAAGTACAGAGATATATCAGGGCGGCACGTTCCGAGTTTGCAGAAGCAACAGCAACTATGCGTAACTGGGGGACAAGTGCTGATGGTATATCTCTTAAGTTGAGTCAGCTTAACAAAACCATTCAAGCGCAAAAGCGCGGTATCGACGTTCTTAATGCCGGCTATCAGAAAGCGGTACAAGAAGAGGGCAAGACTTCACGTTCAGCACTGGAACTTAAAAAGCGCATAGACGATATGACCGCTAGTCTCAAGAAGAACGAAGCGGAAGAGAAAATGTACAAGTCAGCTATGGCTGACGTCAACACCATTCTCAAGTCTACTGGCTCAAGTGCTACGTCTTTTGGGCGTGATATGGACAAGCTTGACAACACTATCAAAGTACAAGAGCAACAGCTTGAGATACTTAAGCGTGAGTATGCGTCTTTGTCAACTGTACATAAGCGTGACACGTCCGATATGAAACGTCTTAAGCAGGCTATACGTGAATTATCGAGCGAGTTACAGAACAACAAATCAAAAATGAATCAGGCCACTGACGCGGCAAACAGACTGGATAACACAGCTAACCATATGTCTGACGCGCTCACAGTGGCTACAAGTCGTTTCACCACTATGAAAGGTGTTATGGCGTCTTTAATTGCGTCCGGTATCAGACGTCTTATCACGTCCATGAAGGACTTAGCAAAAGCCACATACGACGCAGGCGAAGCGTTTGAAATGCAAATGAGCAGAGTAGAAGCTATCAGTGGTGCTACTGCCGATCAGATGGACGCACTCAATAAAAAAGCTAAAGAAATGGGTATGACCACTAAGTTTACCGCGACAGAAGCAGGCGAAGCGTTAGAGTATATGGCTATGGCCGGTTGGAAAGCTGACGAAATGCTTGAGGGACTTGAGGGCGTAATGAACTTAGCGGCGGCGTCAGGAGAAGAGTTAGGCACAGTATCTGATATGGTTACTGATGATCTAACCGCTATGGGACTTAAGGCGCAGGACGCCACACGTTTTGCTGACGTATTAGCGGCAACAGCTACCAACTCCAACACTAACGTGGCAAAGATGGGAGCGACGTTTAAGAATGTTGCACCACTTGCAGGCCAGTTAGGGTACACAATAGAGGATATGGCGGTTGCTATAGGACTTGCCGCTAACAACGGTATTAAGGCAGAGAAAGCCGGTACTGACTTAAGGTCAATGTTTACACGACTTTCAACAAATGCAGGAGCAACGAAGAATCAGTTAGGAGCTATGGATATTCTGACTAAAAAGTTAGGCGTTGCTTTTTATGATGCGGCAGGAGACGCACGCCCACTTAATAAAGTGCTTACAGAAGCGCGAGAGAAGTGGAAAGGCTTGTCAAAACAGCAAGCAGTCGCATACGCCAAGACTATTGCCGGTCAACGTGGTATGCAGACTTGGCTTGCTATTATGCGTAGTGGAGAAATAGACGTTAATCAGCTCACAGAAGCTATAACGCACTCGTCCGGCGCGGCTAAGGAAATGGCTGACACTATGCTTGATAACGTCGGTGGTAATATCACAATACTGAAATCAAAGATTGAAGGTATTATGATTAAAGTCTTTGAGAAAGCGGCAGGCTCGATAAATAAGTTTATCAACAGTGTTTCCAAAGGACTTGACAGTATTGACTGGGATCACGTCGGACGTGAAGCGGCTAAGTTTATTGAGGGATTCCTTGACTTCATGGGTAAACTCTTAACTAACTTGCCTAAAGTTATAGACTATCTTAAAACTTTCGGCTCAGCTATGATAATAGCGTTTGCGGTGTCACGTATAACAGCTATGATAGGTGCTATTGTCAGATTGTTTATATCAATCAAGACGTTGACAGCAGGCTTGACCGCCGCACGTGTTGCGTCAACCGCCTTATCTGTAAGCATGGCGGCACTTCCCATAGTTGGTGTTATTGGCCTTATTGCTGGACTTGCTGGTGCTATGGATATATTTGAGGATTCAACTGAGGACAGTATAGACGCTATGCGCAACTTCTCTGAGGAAGAGCAGGATCTTGTCGATAGCACAAACGAGTCCACAAAGGTTATGGAAGATGCCATTGAAGCACGTAAAGAATCACTTGCCGGTATCGAAGGGGAATACCAGTACATTGAAGATTTAGTTGACGAATACAACGACCTTATTGACGAGAACGGAAAAGTCAAAGAGGGTTATGAGGACAGAGCAAACACGATACTTAACACAGTTGCTAAGTCAATGGGTGTTGAACGTGACGAAATCGAAAAGACCATAAACAAAAATGGCAAACTTCAAAAGTCGTTTAATGACTTAATGATAGTCCGTAAAGCCGCCGCAGTACAGCAGGCTTATCAGAACGACTATAACGATGCGCTATCTAACCAAAAGAAAAACCTTGATAACCTTCTCGCGGCTGAGAAACTTGTTGCTACTAAAGAGCAGGAAATGTTTGATGCGCGTCAGAAGATGCGTGACGCAGAAGCTAACTATGAAAAGGTGCAGAGGGATAACGCCGGATCTAATACCGCAGGATCAGCGGTGGCTATATCTAAAGCAGGAGCGGCCGCAAAAGAAGCAAGAGAGCAGTACGAGATTGCTATAAATACGTTCAATGACGCGCAATCAACACTTTCAAAGCTCAACAAACAGCATAACGAATATAACACTACAGTAAAGAACTTTGAAGCGTTGACAGAAGCAGTGGCGTCAGGTAGTACTAAGAACATGGAAACTGCAATCAATGCGCTGACCAACAGTTTCAAGACCGCAAAGAGTGCCACAAAGAAAGAGCTTGAGGAACAGTACAAGACTTGGGAGAAGTATTATAACGACCTTGTGAAAATGGCACAAAACGGTAGTGCTGACATTACGGACGCAGAACTTGAGAAGTATTCCAAGATGCGCGATAACGCGTTGTTGGAGTTAGGACGTGGTGGAGACAACGAAACAGTCCGTAAAATGCTGACAGAACGTGGAGAAGCGTTAGGTGTCGCATTACCACAGAGTATTGCCAAAGGTATCGAGTCCGGAAAGACAGATCTACAGAAAGCAATCAAGCAGATCCAAGAGTGGGAGAAGTTTGACAAGCTCGTTAGTGGCGCAAAAGCGCAGGGTATAGCAGTACCACAACAACTTGCTAAAGGAATTGTGGACGGAAAAACGGACGTCAAGAAAGCCATAGCCGAGATTCAGAAACTTGACCTTAAAGAGATTGTCAATAAAGCTAAACGTGCAGGCGTCGAAGTACCGAAGAAAATCTCACAGCAAGTTAAGAGTGGCAAGGGCGACGTTCAGGCGTCTATAGAGTCTCTCAACAAAATGATCCAGTTAAAAGATGGAGTCCGAAACATTGACAAGGATTCTAAGAACGTAACAAAAACAACCGCTAAGAACATCAACTCCGGTAAAGGTGAAGTACAGAAGTCAGTTGACAATGTACTGCGTATCAACTCAGCGGTAGACTATGAGAAGTACTTTGGCAAGCAGGCAGATAAGAACGTCAAGAGATATGCTGACGCCACTAAGTCAAGCTCGAATAAATCCAAAGTAAAGAAAGCGTCTCAGTCTGTAGCTGACGCGTCACTCAATCCGCTCAAGAACATAATGAATCAAACGTGGGATAGCGGTAAGTTTTTTGATATGGGTTACGCTAACGGTATCAGAGACAACAAAGACAAGGTTATCACAGAAGCCACTAAACTGGGTAAAGAAGCACACGGAGCGTTAAAGAAAGCGCAGGAAGAGGGATCACCTTCAAAGCTGACGTTCAAATCCGGTGTGTTCTTTGGTCAAGGTTATGCTAATGGTATCTTGTCAACAAAGAATGTTATCACTAATTCCGTTAAGACAATATCGAGTGCGGCCTTGCAGACATTACAAGGCACGTCAACGTATCTACTGAATAGCTTGACAAGTGGACGTTCGCTTGTTGACATAGTTATTGGAGACACGACCACTCTTGTGGACTTTGTGAACAACAAACTACCACAACTATTTGAAACACTGGCGAGTGCGACCGGAGGAAACTACGACAAGATAGGAGATAGCGCAAAGTCTATCTTCTCTACGGACATAAGTGATAAGATTGACTACACTATTGATAAGGTCAAGTACCTTAACGAGATAGAGCAGGAGCGTTACCAAGACGCGATAAACAATCAGAAAGCGCAGGCACAATCTGAGAAAAACTACTGGTCAAACTGGTATAACTCCGAGAAGAACAGTGTCAGTGAGAGCTACAAGAAACAGATTGAATCTATCGAGAAAGAGCGTGATAGTATTGTCAAGAAGTTAGAGAAACAGAGAGACAAGACAACCAACAGCACAAAGAAGAAACAGCTTAAAGAAGAGATTGCAAATGTAAAGGCTCAGTACAAGCAGATCATAGCAGAGCGTAAGCAGATGCAGACAGACGAGCTTAACAATCTCAAGAAGCAGTATGACAACCGTATTGACGCGCTTAATGGCTACACTGAGTCCGTCATTGACGACATCGAAAAAGAGAAAGATGCCTACAAAGATGCGTCAGACAGATTCCTTGATGGTATGGGAGACGCGCTTAAGGACTACTCCGATAAAGCGAAAGAGTTGTTGTCGAGTGCGGTTGACGGAATAACAAGTAAATATCAGTCACTGTATAACGACCTTGAGAAGAAGCAGGACACGCTCATAAACAAGCTAAAGACCGCAGACAAACTGTTTACGGTGTCGAGTGCCAACGTCTTACGTCCGGCAGACATTCAGAAACAGACACAAGAGATCCGTGACTATGCGTCAAAACTTGCTCAGGTTAAGGGTAAAGTATCATCGGAGCTTTTTGAGGACATAGCTTCATATGACGTAAAAGAGGGCAGTGCTTTTCTTTCATGGCTGTTAAGTCAGTCAGACGCGCAGATACAAGCATACGATGCGGCATACTCAGAGAAGATGCGCGTTTCAGAAGAGATAGCAAACAGTGTCTATAAGTCAGACTTTGATAAACTAGGTCAAGCATATCAGACAGAAATAAGTCAGGCGTTTGAACAGTTACGCCCACAACTTGAGCGGATTGGAGAGCAGTGTTTCAGTGGCCTTGCAGATGGTATAGCGTCACAGAACGACTATGTTGTTGGCACTGTACGTACTATCATAGACGATATGTTAAGTACGTTTAGATCACTCCTTGATATTCATAGTCCGTCACGCGTTATGAAAGAGATCGGTATGTACACCGGAGAAGGTTTTGTACTTGGACTTGATTCAGTCAAGGGTAATCTTGAAAATACAGTGGCTAATCTTACAAACATAGCGCGTAGTGGTGTAGATCAGGCGTATTCCATGTTATATGATTCTTATAACACTGTCGATCAGATGCGCAGACTTAACGACGAATCAAACGCTATGGCAAGTAACATCATCAACAACTACAACCTTGTGCAGAATAACAATAGTCCTAAGAGCTTGTCAGCACTTGAGACTTACAAGGCGCGTAAAGCTCAAATCAATCTGTTACAAGCATACTTTTAATTAAAGGAGGATTGAACTATGTTAGAGGTACTAGCAATAGGCGCATATGCCGGCGGCAGACCTACGAACAGTACGTGCTATATCAACTTTGCACGTGATAGTCGGTACAAAATTAAGCAAGTGGACGGACTTGACTTTCCCGAAGGTACAATAAAAATGTCACAGTATGTCGGACTGGATGGTGCAAACTTTGATTCTGCGTCTGTAGGATTTAGAACTATCACGCTAACTATAGCGATTGAGAAAGATGCGCCTAGCGCACGTCATTCGATATACGACGTATTTCAGCAGAAGTCACGCGTAATACTTTACTTTGCGTCGGGATCGGACAGATATTGTCACATTGACGGATATGTGAGAAGTTGTGATATGAGTTTGTTTGATAAGAAGCAGACAGCACAAGTGGTTATTGACTGTCCGAGTGCTTATCTGTCAGCAGGCGGCTATATACCACACACAGCAGATGCACCGACTTTAGGTGGTATGACGTATGATGGAACAAACGAAGCCATGTATTTACAGCCGACAAGTGACGATCATTGGAGTACGGGAGCAGGCAGTACGCCGGCAAAGTATCTGATACAGAATAATGGAGAAGTATCAGTTGGGGCTTTCATAACACTAACCATAGTACAGAATCAGACGTACAATATCGAAGTACACTGCCAGTCCGTGAGAACTGGTGTAACAAAAACTATGTCGTTCTTAAATCACTATTACGCACAATACGACGAACTTTCGATATTGACTATACCAAACAGAAAGAACATAACATACTATCCGAATGGGAGTTCGACAACACGTAACGGTATGGGTATGCTTTCACCGGCGTCTGAGTGGTTCATGCTTGAGAAGGGCGACAACTACTTTTGGGTAACGACTGATGGAGCTGACAACAATCTGTTCTTTGATGTGAGCGCAAACGGACTGTACGGAGGTATTTGATATGGAGATATATTTTATACCTTATGAGAAAATCAAAACGATAGATCCTACATCACCGTCAGCATTGTTTCTTGTTCCGGCGGCAGAGTATGTGGTTGACGCTTATATATCTTGCATATGGACTAGGCGTTACGGGGGTTATTACGACTTTCAGATACAACTTCCGGCCACTGAACGCAATATGTCTAACATTCATATGTACGACTTTGTGTATCGTAGCAAAGACCGACTTCCATACACGTCGCAGTTGGCAGAAGATATGGGTATACCGCCAGTCAAAAATGTAATGATGATTGAAAAAATCGAGATAGAAGATACTGACGATAAGCACATTATGACGATCAGTGGACGTGGAATAGAAGCCATATTTGCGCGCATGATTATGTGGACTAAGGCCACACAGCAAGGAAAGCTTAAATCCGTAATTAACTCGTTGTTGTTACAGAATGGTATTTATGCTGACGTGTTTGGTACAGAGTATTATGAGTATTGGGCGAATATCCGGTATCAGTGTCAGCAATCCGGAGACTATACGGACTACATACCTAATTCATGTCGGTACATGACTATAAGTTTGGCATACGACAACGATGATGTTAAGTCTTATGATAACGATATTCTCTGTGATACTGTAAATGATTATCTTGGAGATACATTGACGCAGATTCTAAAGCCACTTGGTATGTACTGGTATTTCTATTTCAGACCGGCAAAAACTACACACCGAGATTCAAGCGGCACATGGGTAGAATACGGGTGGAAGATAGAATTACACATACGTGAGTCGTGGAAACACGCAAATCTAAGTGATAACAGCTATGATGTACTGTTTGCGAAGGACAACGGAACGCTTTTATCTAGTAAATATACCGAAGATTCTACTGTATCGTTCAACTGTGGTCAGATACTAGGTGAGGGAACGGGAGTAGATCAGATACGTGTCGCTTATCCATATGCAACTGGCACAGCACTAACAAACGCTCAGCCTAAGTTTTTCAATCGCCACGAGTCCATAGTTGACAACTCTTCATATACTGCTGACACAATAGTGCTAGTAGATCAGTACAAACAGCTACTTGTACAGAATACGGAGTATCAGGCGGTAAAGAACAACGGGCAGTCAATGGAAGTGGAGCTTAATCTTACCAACACACTGTATGTTTATGGGGACGACGACGCAGATAATGGCTATGATATAGGCTCAGTAGTTGGATTCAAGACGGAGACGGGTATTATGGCTACTGCACGACTTGTAGAAATGATTGAGAGTGAGGACGAGAACGGTACAAAGCTAACGCCATCCTTTGACGAGTGGGAGTTTAAGACTGCATAAATAGAAAGTGGGGACACACTTACGTGCGCCCCCGTGAGGTCAACTTGTGTTTATCACTTATCGACAAGGCTATTGTACCACAATTTGTAGTTGTTGTCAATACTTTATATCCTCTGAGAAAAGGCGTGTCGTTTACGGGCGGTGCGTCTTTTCATATAAAGAAATAAGATTCTCGTCCTCTAAGATGTCTGACAACTTACACTGCAAACAGAAACATATACGTAATAGAGTTTCCAGCTTGCACCGGTCTATAGGATCTCGGCCTTGCTCAAGGTTCTGATACGACCTAAGTGATAAGTCACAAGCGTTCGCAACGTCCGACTGTTTCATATCAGTAGACGTGCGTAAAATTTTTAGTTTTGTCATGTGAATCCTCCTACTTATGGCACAAATGATAACACGTAAACACTACGATGTCAAGCGTTTTTTATATGAAGAAAAGATTTTTTTCTAAAAAGGGTTGACAAGCGCAATTTGTTGTGGTATCATGTGTACGAACGATTGAAGGAGGGTACGGAAAAATGATTAACACCGACCTACTCAAAAGTAAAATGTTGCTCAAAGGTGATCGCGTGTTCGTTGAGGACTTGCGAAAGACTCTCGGATGTACTCGACCAACCGCGTCGTCACGTCTTAATGGAAGTGCTGACTGGTCACAGACTGAGATTATCAAGTGTGCTAAGAAGTACGACCTGAGTGCAAGCGACATTGATAAAATCTTTATACACTTCGAGTCCTGATAACAATTCTTTGGGGGAATAGAATCAACTCTCTTGGACAAACTCCAGTTCTCCACAAAGAGTACAGAAATATCTGTATAGGTCAGGACTCCCGAAAATAGGGGGTTTCAAGTTGTTATATCCGTTTCAACAAAAGGCAGTAGAAGATAGCATGGTGTTTAATGACGTGGCTTTCTATCATGCTATGGGTTTAGGAAAAACTTACACCGGAAGTGAGCGCATGTTTGCTTTCGGAAAACGAGTAAATCTTGTGATATGCCAAAAGTCTAAGATAGAAGATTGGCAAAATCACTTCTTAACTAACTATCCGTCGGTCAGAGTCTACAGACTCGACAAGCCGAAAGAGTACGAAGCGTTTTTCGCTGAGCGACTTGTTGAAGGGCGACTGGTAGGGATCATCAATTACGACTTAATCTTTCGTCGTAAAGAGCTTTTCACACTTCAAAACTTTACATTACTTCTTGACGAGTCCAGTGTGATACAGAACAAGAGGACGTTGCGTACTAAGGCGATACTCCATCTGAAATCTGTTCACAACGTACTTTTGTCCGGCACGCCCGTTGGTGGCAAGTACGAAAATCTGTGGTCGCAACTACATTTACTTGGGTGGGATATACCTGAGAAAATGTTTTGGGCACACTACGTAGATTTTCACTACGACACAAGGCAGGGCTTTCCTAGACTTGTGGTAGACGGATATAAGAATGTAGAGCGGCTCAAAAGAAAACTGAGAGAACACGGGGCACAATTTCTTAAAACCGAGGAAGTATTCGATTTGCCTGAGCAAGTCCATCAAGACGTTGTTGTTGAGGTTGATAACAACTACAACCACTACATGAAACACGGGGTGCTTGAAATTGAGGACGAGACCTTAGTTAATGACAATCCGCTAGTCCATATGCTGAACGCACGTAAACTGTGTGGTATGTATTCTGAGAAGTTAGGAGCGTTTAAGGACTTGATTGAGTCTACGTCAGACCGACTCATAGTGTTCTACAACTTTACTGAGGAATTACGCAGGCTTGAAGAATTGTGTGACGACAGACCGTTGTCATATGTAAACGGAGAGAATAAAGACCTGAGCGCATATGAGGACTATGAGAACAGTATCACGTTCATCCAGTATCAATCAGGAGCTATGGGACTTAACTTACAAAAGGCTTGCCGGATAGTTTACTTCACGCCAACACTTAGTTCAGAGCTATTCGAGCAGAGCAAGAAGCGCATACACAGAATAGGTCAGGAAAAGACGTGTTTCTACTATTATATGAAGTGCAGAAACAGTATCGAGTATAAGATATATGACACACTGGCCATGAGAAACGACTTCACGCAGGAGCTTTTTATAGAATATACAAGGAAAGAAGGTGGAGAGTAGTGACACCGGAAACAATGTTCGGTAGGAAAGTAAAGAAGTATATAAGGGACAATGGCGGCTATGTGGTCAAGTATCATGGAAACGCCATGAGTACCAACGGAACACCCGACTTACTGGCTTGCATAAATGGTAACTTTGTAGGGATCGAGCTTAAAGCGGCACGTGGCAAGTTTGATTTACAAGGTATTCAAGCACTTCGTATCAAGGAGATACGAGACGCAGGCGGCTACGCATTTTGTCTGTACCCGTCAGCGTTTGAGAAGTTCACTCGGTTTGTGAGTGATCTAAACAGTGGCAAAGATCCAAACACTAGACTCATAGTGTGGAAATAAACAAAGAAAGGAGAGGTCAACACATGAACACAAAAACATTCATCACGAACAGATTGAAAAAGACAGAGCGTGAGGGCATTGAGGATCTACTTGACTACATGGACAAGTACGGATTCTACGATGCACCGTGTAGTGGCAAGTACCACTTGTGTAAAAAGGGTGGACTGGCAGAGCACACAGTCAACGTCATTATATATGCTGAAAAGCTGTGGGACTGTTTGTGCAAGGGAGAGGATCACACGTCTGTTGTTATTGCGGCGGCGTTACACGACTTGGGAAAGATGGGGCAGTTCGGAAAGCCAAACTATGTAGACAACGTTCTAAAGAGTGGCAGAATATCCGACACACAGCCCTACACAACCAACAAAGAGTTGTTGTCGGTCGATCATGAGATACGCAGTGTCGCAATAGCGCAGATGTTCATTGACTTAACCGAAGAGGAACAGTTCGCTATTCTTTACCACAACGGTATGTATGGGAATCTGAAATATTCATACAATGGCAAAGAGACTCCGCTATCACTGGTCATTCATTGGGCTGATATGTGGTGTGCCAAAGTCATAGAAGAAGAGAAAGGAGAAGAGTAAATGGACGTGGGAGAAATGGTGCAGATTTACACCGACTTATTCCGAGACGCAGTAGCCGAGAGAGGTTTTACTTTACGAGAGGTCATTCATCTGATGCACTCATACATGCTGAACAGTAGTTATCTGTCACACAGATTGAAGAAGGGATCTGTTCCGGTTAATGTATTCAGAGCGGCGTGTGAAGTGATAGGGGTTGACTTTAGAGACTATTGCGTTGAGTACGACTTATCAGAAGTGCCAACGTATCAGTTAGAAGCAGAATTAAAAGAAAGGAGAGGTTGATTATGGGTTTACCAGTACTTATCTTAGGCGAGAGCGGTACGGGCAAAAGTGCTTCACTACGTAACTTCACTAACGACGACATAGCACTCATAAACGTAGTGGGAAAGCCTTTACCGTTTAAGTCAGACATCAAGTCGTTTAGCACTGACGACTACACAGAAGTCAAGCGACACCTTAAAGAGCTTGCTGACGAAGGGTGCAGGCGCATTGTCATTGACGATGTGCAGTATCTTATGGCTAACGAGTTCATGAGACGTGCTATGGAAAAAGGTTACGACAAGTTCATGGAAATGGGACAGCATTACTGGTCACTGATCGACTCAGTAAAGAAGTTGCCTGACGAGTGCATAGTGTACTTCTTGTCACACATCGAGCACAAGGACGACGGAACAGAGAAGGTCAAGACCGTGGGAAAACTTCTTGACGAGAAAATCACTATCGAGGGAATGTTTACCATAGTTCTTAAAACGTCGGTGCAGGACGGAGTGTATTCCTTCGTGACGCAGAACAACGGAAAAGACACGGTCAAAACGCCTATGGGTATGTTCGAGACGTATGGTATCGAGAACGACCTAAAGTACGTAGACGACAAGATCCGTGAGTATTATTCGTTCACAGATGCACCGGAAAAGGTTGTAGACAAACCGACGGACGCAGAGCCAACTAAGAAAAAGAGGGTAAAACGGAATGAGCCAAAAGAAGAAGAGCCTACAGAAGCACCTGAGAAAGAAACGAAGGAAGAAGATGCAACTCCAAAAAGAAAGAAGCGAGAGCCAAAAGAGGGTGACTACGATTGGGTAGAAATACCCGAAGGTCAGAAGGGTGACATACCGTTCTTTCAAGACGAAGAAAAAGTAACAGAAGAAACTACACCACGTCGCAGACGTAGAAGGGAGCAGTAATCATGGGTAGATTTGATAAGTTCAATGAGGAAATCAACACAAAGGAAATCAACAAGGAGATTGACGGGATCAAGGACAACGGAGGACTCGGGAACAACAACTCAGAATTGCCGGCAGGAGAGTATACAGTAAAGATCGAGAAAATGCTTATCGGTGAGTGCGGCCCTAACGCCAAAAACGCAGGCGCGCCGCTTCTCAAAGTGGACATGAAGGTTGTTGATGGAGAGGGTAAAGGACGCCATATGTTCATGAACAAGATCCTTTATGCCGCTAACCCGACAGAGAAGTGGAATACTTCAATCGCAATAGCTCAGATGGTCACATGGCTCAAATCCTTAGAGTCAGGAGTTGACGTAGTGTTTAAGACCTACGATCAGTTTGAAGAGCTTGTCATGGATATCGCAGAAGAGTGTGCAGGACTTACCTTCGATGTTTCATGGGACGCAGATGCGTTTATACCTATCACTATTGATGCAGTCTATGAGGACTGAGTGATGGTCGCGTGTGTCTGTGGAGACTTTAACCTATACATAGGTTTTAGGCGCGTTCGATTCGCGCCACACGCATAAATGAAAGTGAGGTCAGATGATGCTTGTATTTTACGACTACGAGGTTTTTGAAAGAGACTGGTTGTGTGTGATAATCAGTCCGTCTGAGGACGAAGTGTATCGGGTACACAACGACGAGGACACGCTTCACGTTTTATATGAGAAGTACAAGGACGCAATATGGGTAGGCTACAACAACCGCCACTACGACAAGTGGATTCAGCAGACGATACTTAGTGGATTCAATCCAAAACTCATGAACGACTGGCTGATAGACGGACACAACGGCTGGGACTATGCAAGACAGCTTAACGACTATCCGTTTGTAAACTACGATGTTGCTTTACAGTACCACTCATTAAAGGAGCTAGAGGGTTTTCAAGGCCACAACATTAAAGAGACCGGAGTTTCATTTAACATTCGTAGAGCACTTACAGAGGAAGAGGTTGCTGAGACATTTAAATACTGCGAGAACGACGTTCTTGAAACGATGGAGATATTCAGACTCACATATAACGAGTTTGAAGCCCTGACGTGGCTTATCAAGACGTTTAATTTTCCGCTTAGTTATTACTCTAAGACAAAAGCTCAGATATGTGCTGAGATCATAGGTTGTGAGAGAAGGACGTTTAACGACGAGTGGGACATCAAGCCGCTATCATGTATCGACATCGGCAAGTACGAGCAAGTCAAGGACTGGTTCTTAAACGTCATGGACTACAAGAAGAAACTTGACTGTGATATTGCAGGAGTGCCGCACACATTCGGTTTCGGTGGAGTGCATGGAGCCATAAAGAATTATAGCCACGTCTGCAAAAAGGACGAGCTTATACTTCATGTTGACGTTGCCAGTTACTATCCGAGACTCATGATATATCACGGACTTTTGACTAGGGCAAGCACACGACCAAAACGATTTAAGTGGGTGTTTGACGAGCGTATGAGACGTAAAGCGGCAGGAGATAAGAAGGGACAAGCACCATTAAAAATTGTAATCAACGGTGGTTTCGGAATAAGCAAGGATCCTAAGTCAAAAGCATACGATCCGAGAAACGCCAACACGGTATGTATCAATGGACAGCTTATGCTTGTTGACCTTATAGACAAGCTAGAGAATAGCGTTCCGTCCTTCGAGCTTATCCAGTCCAACACTGACGGACTTATCATAAAGATTAAGAAAGCAGACTTTGACCTAGTAGACGACGTTTGCTATGAGTGGGAGTCTAGGTGCAACATGGTATTAGAGTTTGACTACATAGAGCGGATATATCAGAAGGACGTCAACAACTACATATTTAGATTTACGAACGGAAAACTGGAACGTAAAGGCAAGTGGACAAAAGAGAAGTCAATACTCGATAACGACATGGCAATTCTTAATGAAGCCTTGTGTGCAAAGCTCATTGACAATGTACCGATCGAAAAGACCATAAAAGGTTGCGACGACTTATCAAAGTTTCAGAGGATATTCAAGACCGGAGATAAGTTTAAGTGCGTAGTCCTTAATGTGAACGGGAAGGACTACGAAACGGACAATAAATGCAACCGCGTGTTTGCAGTAAAGACTAAGGGCGGCACTGTTTATAAAGTCAAAGAGTCCGGCAGACGTGACAAGGTGGGAGAGACAAGTAGGTGCTCAATCATCTTTAACGACGATCTGTCAGGTGTTAGGCCACAAGACATTGACCTTGACAAGCAGTGGTACATCAATGAGTGCAACAAGCGGTACAGAGAGTTTATGAAAGCAGAGGGTGTAGCATAATGATTTATGAGGATTTTTTCAGAGGATATGTGTCAACAAAGAACAAGCGTTGCACAATGCAGTTTAAGAATAAACCGTCAGAAGAGTTGTTGTCGTTAGAAGAAGCAGAAAAGTTACCGGAGTATGCGGCGGTACTTGATAAAGACACGGTGCTAGTAGACGTAGACGATGCGGAGACTTCTGAGATTCTACTTAATATCATAGAAGCAAGGGAAGTCCGGTGCAGAGTGTACGAAACCACGAGAGGAAAACACTTTTTCTTTAAGAATGACGGGAGCGTTGTTAAGTGCGGATCTCATATAAACCTTGCCTGCGGTATAGAAGCTGACATTAAGGTTGGCTCGACTAACTCATATGCTATTCGTAAATACGATAACAAGACACGTGACATCATATACGACAAGCTAGAGAACGAAGAGTATGAGGTAATACCAAAGTGGTTGTTGCCGATCCGTCACAACCAACAGTTTAGAGGTATGGAGAGTGGAGACGGGCGCAACCAGTCGCTTTTTAACTACATTCTCAGGTTGCAGTCAGCAGGATTTACCCGTGAAGAGTGCAAAGACACCATACATCTGATAAATAATTACGTGTTCACGGACAAATTGTCCGAGCAAGAGGTAGAAATCATCCTCAGAGACGAAGCGTTTGAAGCACCTAGCTTTTTCAATGACAAGGGTGTGTTCTTGTTTGAGAAGTTTGCAGTCTATATAGCGAACGAGTACCACATCGTCAGGATAAACGATGCGCTCAATATCTACAAGGACGGAGTATATACAGAGGGGGACAGTTTCATAGAGCGGTCAATGATAAAACACATACCACATCTTACAAAAGCAAGGCGTAATGAGGTTTTATCGTACTTACAGATCATAACGGAAAGTAAAGACCAAAGAGCTGACGCAGACTGGATAGCTTTCAAGAACGGACTTTACAACATAGCAACAAACGAGTTCAGAGACTTCACGCCGGACATCTATGTTACCAACAAGATACCACACAACTACAACCCCGATGCCTACAGTGAGGTGGTTGACAAAACGCTTGACAAGTTGGCCTGCGGAGACAAAGAGATAAGATACCTACTCGAAGAGTGCGTGGGGTATTGCTTCTATAGACGTAACGAGCTTAGAAAAAGTTTCCTTCTCATAGGTGGCGGTAGTAACGGAAAGAGTACATATATCCGCATGATACAAAACTGTTTAGGTTGGCAGAACACAACAGCCGTTGACCTTGAGCAGTTAGGAGACAGATTCAAAACCATAGAGCTATATCAGAAGCTGGCGTGTTTAGGAGACGACATTTCAGACGAGTTTATCCGTAACGACAGCGCATTTAAGAAGCTGACCAGTGGCGACATAATCATGGGTGAGCAGAAGGGGAAGAACCCTATCAAGTTTAACAACTACGCAAAACTGTTCTTTAGTTGTAACAACATACCACGTATCAAGGATAATACTCAGGGGTTGTTAAGCCGACTGATAATAATACCATTCAACGCAGTATTCTCTAAAGCTGATCCGGACTACGATCCATACATCATAGACAAGCTGTGTTCAGAAGAAGCTATGGAGTATCTTATTCAGTTAGGACTTGACGGACTGTATGAGGTAATAAACAACAGAGCATTTACGGAAAGTGAAGCAGTGCAGAAAGAGAAAGAAGAGTACGAGCGTTTCAACAATCCGGTCAAAGAGTGGATAGACTTTGACGAGCCAAACATAATAGGCGTAAGCACTGACGAGGTTTATGAGCAGTACGTCAGATACTGTACAGATGCAGGACTTAATGCTATGAGTAAATCAGGCTTAAGCAGATACATCAAAAACAAGATGGGACTAACCACAACAAACATACGCAGACATGGAAAGCAGATGCGTGTATATGCTGAGATAACGTCCAGTGCCACATCATAGAAGAAAGGAGGGGACTCTCCTAAAAATACGTTCACAATTTAACACACTGGCACTGGACTTAATCTAATAAAACTAAGGAGGTCAACAAATGACAAAGATACTAGACTACATCATAGACCACAATAAGGCGTTTACTGGATGGACGCACTACGAGAAGTGGGAATATAGAGAAGAGGTAATCGAGGGAATGAAGGACAAAGCAAGATGGCTGTGTGCATACGTACTATTAAGTGCTGTGTTCGGAGCTATGCTAATTGTAGGACTTAGTTTTAGTGTGTGAGAGGGAGGGAAGAATGTTAGAGGGAGCTAAGCTGACGGGCGGCAATCCTAAGAACAGCAGGGTAGAGCTTGACTATTATGCCACAGATCCTAATGCTGTCAGGAGGTTTTTAAGATGCCACCAACTACACGGAGACAGCTTCTTAGAGCCGAGTGTAGGGGGGGGGAATATCATACGGGTACTGCAAGAGAGATTTCCAAATGCAGTTGTTACGGGAATTGACATCGTTGATCGAGGGTGGAATGAAACAGTTGTTGTGGATTTTCTATCATGGACACCGGACAGACAGTACGACTATGTGATAACAAATCCTCCGTTCTCACTTGCCACAGAGTTTATTGAAAAAAGTATCGAGATAGCACAGAAGCAAGTGATAATGTTCTTAAAGATACAATTCCTTGAAGGAGTAAAGAGAAAAGACTTTTTCGACAAGCACCCACCAAAATACGTGTATGTGTGCCGAAAGAGAGAAGCAATATTCAATAACGGTTATACGTACAATCCTGATACGGGAAAAAGATGGTCAAATACGATCACTTTTGCGTGGTACGTGTGGGAAAAGGATTATAAGGGTGAACCTATCATAAGGTGGATAGACGACTAGCGAAGGGAGTAGAAAATGAAGCGTAAAATAGTAGCTTGCATACTAACACTATCAGTTATGCTAACCAGTGTGCAAGCACAAGCTAAGCGTAAACTTGTAAAAAATTATATCGGCAAGTGGTATGTCAGCACGTATAAGCCACACGACAGCTCACAGAATGGACATAGAACATCATCAGGTCGCAGAGCGAAATCAGGGCGAACAGTAGCGGTAGACCTGAGAAATCCAAAAGCTGAGATGGGAACATGGGTATTTATTGCAGGCTTTGGAAAGAGAAGAGTTGAAGATACAGGAGGATTCGGGAGATTTAACGGAGGCAAGCGCGCCTTTGATGTGTTTATGGAAGATCACGAACGCGGAGGGCTATTCTTCAAAAAATGCTACATCTATCGTCCTGAGACGAAGAAAGAAAAAGAAAAGCGCCTTGCTCGTGAAAGAAAGAAAAGGCAGCGGGGCTGGTTTTACCTTGTATACGATGAAGACCTAAAGCCCTGGCAGGTGATAACAGATCCTAAGTACATTAAAGGCGGTTGCATTTCATTTGGCGGCGGATGGTTTGACGTTGTGAAGACTGAAAAAGGACTCGGGAACAAAATAAAAGTTGGGACGCAGTTTGTAGAAGACTTCGACCTAAAACTTAAGTTGGATATGGTCGAGGAAGGAGCGGTAGGATGAAAGAGGCACTACTAAAACTGATTGATATGTGCAAAGAAACGGACGGCTTGTGCATTGAAATCAACTCATTTTTTGACGAGGTATGGG